TTATTTTCCAGTCGTACCTCTTAAACCCCCTGTCGGACCCGGATTACACGGATTAACACAGATTTTTTATTTCTTTTAAAAACAAACTTTTAAATCTGTGTTCATCTGTGTTTATCTGTGTCCCATTATTTTTTTTTACGCTGCTTTTACTTCCAAAATCATCTTAAAATCCTGCATCGTTTCAACCAATTCTGCGACTACAATCAAATTAATCTCATAACTATATCTGTCCCCAGGATAACCCGGCTCATCCGCATATTGAGCCATCAGCAGGTTTTTCCGAGCCTTAAACCCATTTGGCCTGGCAAAACGCACCCTCCAGATTTTAAAACCATCAGTAAAGAAATACTCGCCATCAACTACCTTATGAATCACATCCAGCGCTTCTTTTACAGGTTTAGTAAGCGCATCATTCTCAGAAAAGGAGATACGGCCATCGCCGGGGGTAACGCCAAAATCCTGAATCACAACACCTCCCAGGGTCTGGATCACACTGCCCCTGCCCATTTCACCGGCATCAAAGTCATATGTGCCGAATATAGGCGGCTGATCCAATACAACCAGGGTAACAGGCGCAGGGGATGCCGTTGCCGGGCTCACTGTCGGCTGAATCTCTGTTGAGTAAAATGCAAAGTTCTTTTGAGTTACCATTTAAAATCCAGATATCAGAAGTCGGATGTCAGAAGTCAGAAAAAGCTTTTGCCGATCTCTGTCCTCTGATCTCTGACCTCTATCGTGTTACCATGCCTAACCTGATCAATTCCTTTTCCAAGGCCTTTACCTGACCGCGCATGGAGGTTTTATCCCCGTATGAAGGGATCACTGCCTCAACATTCCCCGCCTGCAAGCGAATTGTAAATGTTTCACCAGGGCCACTCACAGCCCCGCCGGTCTGATATGCATATCTTGGTACCGAAATTGAGGGTATAGAAATATTTGATATCATCCCGCCGATGCGCCGTTTTAAAACGTCCGCAGCATCGAGTCTCATTGTATTTATCGCATGGAAAAATCCTGAACCGAATTTCTTTTCTGCCCATTTTACCGCCTCTTTCCGGATTATCCACTCACCGCCTTCGGCTTTAACATCAATCTTATCTCCGCCGCCATAACCCGGTAAACGCCTGCCCACAGCGGCATATAGTTGAGCAGATGGCGTTATAGGCCCGCCCTGTGCCTTAGCCTGCTGTTGGTGCACACGGACATATATATCCTTGTACTCGGGCTTAATCAGGGCGTTGATCGCAGCCTGGGCCGCTTCTAGCTGTTTTAACTGGATAACAACATTGGCCTCGCGCTGCTTTGCAATCTCATCGAGCTGTGCCTTAATTCCATCTGCCGTGGCGGTCCATTCATCCTTTGCAGTTTGTGCAGCATCCTTCTGGGCGGTGTATAGTTCATCAATAAAGGTGCCCACGGCCTTAACGCCATTTATAGCAACTTCTTTTGTTTCCTCGATGGATTTTACAACTACATCCTTTCCTGCTTCAGAACCCTTAACCTCAGTGGCCAAGTCGGCATATAAACTCTCGGCATCTTTGGCCAGCTTTTCGGCCAGCTCATAATCGCCCTTGGCCATTGCCTGTTTTGCGGCATACAGCTTTTCCTCTGCCTCACGTTTTTTATCTGCCCAGGCAACCGCCTCCTCTAGCCCTTTACGGCCCAGTTCACGAATCTTGTCTTCTGTGGAAAGCCGGGCGTATTTAATCTTTTCTTCAAATGCGATAACTTTTTCAGCGTAAGAAGCAGCCTGCTTAGTAGCCTCCTCGTATGCCTTTTTAGCCTGCTCTTCAAAAGACTTAAGCTGATCCTCTGTAGCCTTCACAGCCTCAGCCGGTTTTTCCATCTCGGTTGCTGCAGAGGAGGCGGATTCACCCACCCGTTTAAAGTCCAATTGAATCTCGTTTAAACGGGCGTTAACCTCTTTTAACCCGGCTGTGTCGCCCTTTTCTTCCATCTTCATTTTAAGGGCAGTGTAGTATGCACGGGCCTTTGCCAGATCCTTGCTGAATTTTTCAAGATCCTCCTGGGCCAGCTTGGTAATGTCATCCGGGAGTTTTATATCTTTAAACTCTTTAAACTTCTCAATCATGCGATCGGTGTTTGCAAAAAGATTATTCTGTGCCTCTTCAGCAACTTTAGCCGCCTGACGCCATTCATAAATTGCCTTAGTTAATAATACCAGTTGGGTAACAGTATAAATAATAGAGCCAGCCAGCGCAGCCTTCATGGCAATCCCGGATGAGGTGATCTGCTGCGTCAGGGTGCCCATTGCCACATTAGCGGCCCTCGCCTGCAGAACAAACCCAATCAGCCCGGTAACCATGTTACCCAGCCCAAGCTTCCAGATCAAAAAACCGGCTGCAGCAGATCCCAGGGTAAGCACAATGCCTTTAGTAACCGGGTCTGCATCGCTTAGACTTTCTATACCCAACCGCACAGCCTTTGCTATAGGCAGAAGGCCGGTTGCAACAAGCTGCCCGGCGGACATGGTAATATCATTTATGGTATTTTTAAAAAGCTTCATCTGGTTTTCAGGCGTATCGGCCATCTTTTCATAAGCGGCCTGTGTGGCACCTCCGGCAGTCTCCATCTCACCCAGGATGTCGATTAACGAATCAAAATTCTGGGTCAAAGCGAGAACACCGGTACGAGCTTCCACATCCGGGATTAAAAGCCTCATCTGAGCAATGTCCATGCCTTTTTCACGGATTTTATCAAGGGTGGGTATCAGCCCCTCCCATGTAATGCCCAATGCGTCAAACTGCTTCTTGGCTTCAGGAGCGGGAGCGGCCAGGGCATTGATTGCGCCTTTTAAGGCTGTCATGGCCTGAGGTGTGCGAATACCTGCCTTAGTAAGTGCTGCTATGCTTGCGCCTACCTCTTTTATTCCAACATTCGCGGCCTTTGCTGTGGGCAGCACCTCACCTATATTTTGGGATAATTCAGGGAATGTGGTAACCCCAATTTTTACCGTCTGGAAAAGCACATCATAAACATCACCCAGCTCATCAATTGATTTTCCATAGGCATTTATAACAGCAATACCGGCATTGGCTGCGGTTTTGGTATCTGTTACGCCTGCAACAGCGGCCTTGGCAGATAACTCTAAAACGCCTACAGATTTCTCCAGGGCAACACCGGCAGATATGATGTCATATTCTGCTGCGGCAAGCTCGGAGGCAGCCTGAGGGATATCCTTTGTGAGTCCGCGAATCTCTTTGCCTAAAGATGCAAAACGCTCCTGGCTTACATCAATGAGGGTATTAACTTCTCCCATGCGCTGTGAGAATTCAGAGTACTGCTGAAACGATTTAACAAACAGGTACCCGGCCCCGGCAAGGCCCGCTATCCCGGCCTTTGCCTTGCCCATTACGCCAACCCAGTCCCCGGTTTCCTTTTTAAGCTCAGCGGTCTTTTCTTTGAGCTTTTGTTTTGCATTATAGAGCTCAGAGGTTGAGAGTTTCCCGGATCGTGCCAGCCTGTTATATGCCGCCTGAAGCTGCTGCATCTCGCGCTGGATGTCCTTGTATGGCTTGGTATCAAGGAGCTTATGAGCCGCCAGGATTTGGCTGTTCTTTTTAACGGTTGCAGTAGTCTTCTCAATCTCTGTGCGTGATTTACCAAGCTCAGTAGAGGTTTTGTCTTTCGCTTCAACCGTTATTTTGACTTTTTTTTCCATTAAAACCTTTTAAATGGGACACGGATAAACACGAATTTTAAGGATTTAAAGTTAAAAAACATCCGTGTAAATCTGTGTAAATCTGTGTCCTACTTTTCTTCCGGTGGTTTGATCCACTCATTCGCCTCTTCAATTGCCTTAAAATAAAAACTCAACCCATAATTCCAGGGCTCTTTATGCCCAAGCATAATCAGTCTGCAGCAGTTTCTTTCGAACTGCGCTCTTGCAGTTTTTGCATTAAATCGGGGTCCATTTCCAGGGCCTTTCTCCCTATCTCTGCCAGCTTCATTATTTTGCTGGCAGTAGTAGGGTTTACCGCTTCCACCGTATTGATGATTGACTCGATCTCCGATGGAAACATCGCCATCAGCTCATCATCCGTGAGCCCGGTACAAAGCCGTATGAGTGATGACGGCAGGCGATCGGGAAATAGCTTATCAATAAAGGTAGACTCATCACTACCCAAATTTTCAATGTAGTTTTGTGATTCCAGAGCTGTGATTTCTCTGACTGCTATTTCCCTGTCACCAATTTTAATCGTTTTATCTTTTTTCATCTTGTGTCCTTTCTCCGGGCGAATAATTATTCGCCCCTACAACTTTCGTGTATTTCGTGTATTTCGTGGTTAAATTTCTTACTTATCAGCCTATCCGATCGTCTCCACCTTATAAAACTCCTGTCCGCTAGCCTGTGTCGCATCCTTAAGCACACTGGCCGTCACACTCAGGATCGCAGCGCCATCGCCGATAAGCGGGAAATCACCGTTCATCAGGATATTGCATTTCCAGAACGTCCACCGTGTCCGGATGCCAACATCATCCTTATCAGACACAAAGATGAGCTTTTTCTGTACACTGCCTGCGCTCATACCGTGGACGTATTTGGTGTTAACGGCTTCATAATCATATGAGATCAGATCTGTGTCTATAATCGCTCCGGGTGAGCTGAGTTTACGGACATAGCCGTAATCAGGGTCAATGGTGTAATCCGTTCCCTGTACTCTCCTCGCCGTCCCCGCCGCATTTGTAATTATGACATCCTCGAGGATCTCGATTGAAGAGGGCACAATGTTATTTCCGGATGAGAGCTGAACGGTTTCGCCAACCTGGAATGTGCCAACTACATTGATAAGCTCAACAGTGGTTGCGCTCTTGTATGCTATATCGCCATGAGCTGAGGATGTTACGCCCGTAATAGTATCACCAACAGCTATTGTGCCTGTGATAGCTCCGGTGAGCTTTGTGGAAAACACATTAAAGTGCCCCAGGTCAACATACAGGTCATCCACCAGAGCAACATCAGCAGCAGCCCCTATTTCATCCGCGTCCACCGTGCCCGCGGCCTGGTTGGCCGTGTTAATGGCAGATGCCATGAGCGACATTTTTAGATTTTCGTTTGTCATTTCTCTAAGGCCAAAGGTCAGGGATGCCTCCGCCTCATTCACAACCTCAAGTATGGTTGCTCTTGAGGCATTCCGGGTGCTCTTCATTTTTTCGGTTGATTGAGTCAAGCTGAAGGCGAATGTCTCCAGCTCTCCCAGGTCATCAAATGATGCCCCACCCACTGCGCCCGCGTATGATCTGCCTGTGCCGTTATACCTGATATTGTTCGCGTTTGATGCTAATCCCATTTTCTCCTCCAATTCTTAAAGGTTTTTAGGTTTTAGGTTTTTAGGTTTTGCTAACAGCCTACAGCCTAAATACCTACAGCCTGTTTTTCTATCTCTCCGCCATCTCCATAACAGAAACGGTAATCTCCGCATAATGACACAACACATTTCCAAACTTTCTTGGCTCTACTATTTCAACCTGGGGAACGCCCAGATGTGCTGCCCTGTTACTTAATGTCTTCTCGTGCCTGAGTGCTGCACATATGCCGTCAACTATTACATCCTGGAAATGTAGCTCGGATGCATCAGCATCCTTTAGCCCGTATATGCATATAATCTTCATGGTGTGTTCGCGCTCGCATGTACGGCCACCGGCAATCGCATCTTCAGGTGTTTTTACCCTGGTGATCATGCAGCCATTTATCTTGTTGTCAGTGTCTTTAAACAGATTTAAAAACCCGTCATAAGTGTTTGACCAACGAAGGTATTGATGTACAATCCCTATCCCGGTCACAAGCTCAATAATCTGTGCAATTTCGTTTCTTATGGTTGTTAAACTCACTTAATCCCTCTTTTCAGGTTTCAGGTCTCAGCCCTCATCCCTTTTTTAGCCCTCAGCCTATCTTCCTCAATACTTCATCTGCTATTTCATTCAAAATCTTTTCCACATCGGCCTTGTGTTCGTTATACGTGTTTTCAAACATGTGAGCGCCCTCTGTGCCATCAACTGATATCTTTCTGGCGATCAGGTATGCTACACTTTTTGCCTCGCCTTCAGGCAAGCCCAGCTTCTTTTCAACCCAGTACTGCAATGGCTCCAGAGGAGGGAAATGCGGCTTTGTGCCGTACTCAACCGCCTCTGCATATTTTGCCGGGGTACCCACAATACCCAATACCTCTTCGCCCTTGTGGCTAACCTCAGTCTCAACCGTTTGTAGCAAATGCAATGGCCCAGCGCCATACGGGAAATCCGGATTCTTTTTTATAACTCTCTCCAGGTATTTAACTGCCTCTGTAACCTTGGCAACAGTCGCGTCTTTAACCGCCCCCGGGAAGGCATCAAAAAGCTTGTTTACAGAATCCAGATCGTATGTAAGTTCAAAAAACATTTAAAAATCTTTTCACCACTAACCACACCAAACACACCAAAAAACAATTAAACCTTTCGTGTTTTTCGTGAATTTCGTGGTTACCATTTTTTCTTAATGCGTTAAACGAATCCGCCCATCCGCCGGTGCATCCGTAACAACCGAAAATCCCGGCTGTGGCGCATCCGCCTTTATGCCCATATGGTCATAATACCGCTGCCTCAATCCCTTTGCCCTTCTTGCAAACTCATCACCCTTGCTGTGGTAATCAACGCTGTCCGCGCTCGTGGAGGCGTCTGTTGTTTGGGTAAAAATGTTTGCTAAAACGTCACAACAGTTTGCCGCGGCCAGAGAGGCAACCGCATCGATATCAGAGGCCCGCACATCCGCTTCCACCCTTAAAACTGTATACCCGACTCTTACAGATTCCCCGGTTTCAGGGGTGTCATTAAGCAGCCTTAAGACCTTTGCAGTCGGTGTCTGGTAAATAAGCCAGTCGGCCCTGGGGATCAGGGTTGCAGGCACGTTCCCGATCGGGTACTCAACCCTGCTGATCACGGAAAACTCATCAACCCAGTCAGTTGGTAAATCCAGGTCATGGGTGCCGTCACCGTCCAGGTCATCAACAACCTTTTTTGGCAGGTGTTTGCTGTAAAGAGTAAGAGCCGCATCAATGGCATTGGCGTAATCATCCAGCTCATTTGCCACATATGCCATGTACTGGACTTTATAACTTACAGACCCCGCTGTTACGGCTGGAGCGGTAAT